TAGCGATTACACGACGCTTGATCAGGTGCGCGCATACGTCTACCAGTCACAGGATGCTGACGAAGATGTGCTGGTCAAAATTGTCACACGCGCGAGCAGGCTATTCGATATGGCGGCATCGCAGAGTGACGGGTATTTCAGCAAAGGTAATCCCGGCCAGACTGCGACGCTGCGTTATTTTTGGGGAGATGGTACGGACTTTCTTAAAGTCGATCCGTACATGTCCGCAGTCGCGCCAACAGTGACGATGCCGACCGGCTTTGCCGAGCTGAATTGGATTGCGCTGAATCCGTATGAGCGCAACCGACAGAATACACCGGGTGAGTTCTTCTTGACCCGCAGGTACGGTGACAATTACTCGAGTTACCCTGCGTTGAATGAGCGGCGGGACTTTTTCTTTGCCGAGTTCAGCAACCAAGTGGACTATATCGGATGGCCTGCCGGTATCCGGGTTGGCGTTACGGCAAAATGGGGCTGGGACTCAGTGCCGGCCGAGGTCGAGGAGGCCACACTTGAGATTGTTGCAAATATCTGGCGATCGAAGGATCAAGGTTTTGCGCGTGCGGTGGCCATTGATGGTGTGGCGGTGATCAATCAGCCACTAACACCGAGGGCGCAGGCCGTAGCGGATAGCTACCGCGCGAGCCGTGGGATGTTTGCATAGGAGGCGGTATGGGCAAGCGTGACGACAACGAAGACGATGCAACGATGATACCAGCAGGTGACCCAGAGATCGGTGATCTGTTACGGGCAATGATCGAAGGAGAGGAGGTCAGCAATGAAACTGAGTGTAACGATTGATGGCCTCGAGCGATCGACGCGCGCGTTCAAAGTTCTCGACGACTCCATCAAAGATTTTCGCGAGGTCTGGCCAGAGATTCGCATGTACTGGGTGCGCGCAAACGTTGAGCATTTTGAATCTGAGGGCGCGCGTGGTGGCCAGAAGTGGCAACCGCTATCGGTAAATTACGCGAAGTGGAAAGCCAAAAAGTATCCCGGCAAACAGATCCTTGTCCGGACTGGCCGCTTATTTCGGTCGCTGACGTTGGGTGGGTTTGGTGCTGACATCATCAACGACGAGCAGCCGCGATTACTGACCCTCGGGACGGCTGTACCCTACGCAAAGTATCACCAGCGTGGCACCTCGCGACTGGCGCAGCGTCCCGTGTTTGCGCCAACGCAACGTGACATTGACAGGATGGTCAGCCGTATCTACCGCTTCGTTGAGCGTGGCGCACGTGACGCAGGCTTTGCCACACGTGGCAGATCGCGCACGACTCCGGGGGCCGCATAATGCCATACACGACCACGCGATATTCGGCACAGTTCCTGTACCGGCTTATCGACAACGTGCAAGCCTACCTCGAGGCCTCGACCGCGACCGCGCTTGCCGAGGTCGAAGCGGGTTTGACTAACTTTACCGATTACCGCACACCTACTCCGGTGGTGCTGAATTTCCCCGCCCTATTTGTAACGCCATCGTCGGAGACCCTCGAACAGAGTGACGACGACAGCCACATCCGGGGCCGGTGTGAGATGTACGTTGACATCGCCATTGACGGCAAAGACGCTTACACGATCCAGCGCACAATTCTGAAATACATGCTGGCCGTCGATCGCGTATTGCGCACAATGACGGTTGCCGACCTTCTCGGGGCCAATACGACAGCCCTTGTTGGTGAACCTATCTGGGAAGTCACCGAGCATCAATACGGGGTGCTACGGCAAGGTGACACAATGTATCGGCTCGACGGTCGAATAGTTTTAGTGGTTCAAATGTTAGAACGCTGAGGAGCATAAGTTATGACTGCATACGAAAAAGCAAAATCAATGAACCTGCCGCCCTTGCCATGGACACATCGGGCACTGGGCGAGGAGACATATTGCCGACTGGCAACGGAACTGGGTTATTTTGTCGCGGCTGCGGAACGGCGGGATTATCGGCCCGATCTGGATCCAACGCCATTTTTGGAGTTGGTTAAATCGAAGGAGAAGAAGTAAATGGCTGCTGCAACGAAAAACTATAACGCAAATCAGATCATTCTTGGGCCGTCTGACATATGGCTGGACGTGGCCGTCCCGGCTGCGTCAGGTCGAATGACGCTTGAGAGCGGTACACCTGAGACTGCTGCAAACCCAAACGCTATTCATCTTGGAATGACCGCAGCCGGGACGACTTTTGAGTATGTGCCAGAAATTCAGGATTTCACGTCGGATGAACTGACCGCGCCGCATATGTCCCGGATCATCAGCGAATCTTGCACGATCAAGGGCGAGTTTTTGCAGGTCTTTAACTGGGCCTTGCTCGAAAAAATGACCGTGGGTGGGACGAAAAACGTTAACACAAACACATCCACCGGATATGAAGAACTAACGATGGGTGGCCTTTCGACCGTCTCGACGTACTCAATCGCGCTGATCGGTCAGGACATAAGCGGGACTAATCAGTTCTGGTGCATTCAGCTCTACAAAACCTACAATAAAGCTGGTTTCAATTTTGCAGTCACCCGCAAAGATCAGTCAAAAGCGGCTTTTGAATTTATGGGGCTTGCTGTTACAGGTCGCGCCGTCGGTGATCAGATCGCGAACTTCTGGCATATGGGCGCAGCGAACAGTTAAACGCAACACTGAGAGGCTACAGTGAGGGCAAACCAATACAGACGACAGGTACAGAAGGCAGAGTTGACAGGCGATATCACTCTGCCTTCTGGTGCTATTTTCAAGATGCGCCGTCCACCTCTCCACGTGTGGATGGCTGCGGGACGAATGCCACAACACTTCCTTCGGGCAATGCTCGAGCAGCAGAACGCCTCCCCCGGCTCTACAGTGGCAATGACCGCAGATGAGACGCTCGAGGGGCTGCAATTTATTTCTGACTGCATCGTCTACGCCTGCGTGGAGCCACGTGTGGCAATTACGCCGGAGTCTGATGATGTGCTGGCATTGTCAGAGATCGACCCGGCAGATTTCCAATTTCTGACGCAGTGGGTACAGAGCAATGCGCCGGGTGTACCAGTTGCCACACGTGGCGGGGAGGTTGAGACGGCACGTCTCGATCGGTTTCGCCAAAAGCGAGCAGGGGGAGGCTTTGTTGATGATCGCCCTGACAGCAAATAAATTTGGGCGATTGCCGAGTGAATTGCTCGAGATCCGTGATAGTGCGATCGCGTTCGATTTTGACCACTTGGCGGCATTCAAGTTGCAGATATGGGAAGATGAGCGCACGGCGGCAATGTGGGGTGGCAGTGATAAGACCGAGGTAAGATTCAATGGCTCTAAATCGTGACCAGGTAGGCCTGACATTCCAGATCGACGTTGACGCGATGGACGCGCAGCAGCAGCTGGCGTTGTTTCGCGGCGTGGTTGAGGGTGTCGCGGCCGAAACTCGCGAGCAGTTTGGCCGAATGGGTAGCCAGATCGGGACGACGTTCTCTGGCGCATCGAGGAGCCTTGCCAGCTTTCGCGATAACCTGGGCGAATCTGCCCGTGGTGAACTGGTCGCGTTTACATCACAGTTTGGGCTAATTGGCGATGCCGCAGGCGGGATGATCCCGTCGCTATCCGGAGCTACGGCGGCGTTTGCTGGCCTTGCTGGTGGAGCTATCGCACTTGGCGCGGCGTGGGCATCAACTGCTGCAACGGCAATGGAATATACCGGCAAAGTTGACGATCTTGCGCAAGTAACCAATCTCAGTACAGAGACGATTCAGTCTTTGCAGCTTGCCGCCACGCTGTCAGGTCAGTCTTTCGAAGACACGGCACAGACTGCCGTGATATTTCAGAAGCAAATGGAAGCGGCAAAGAATGGCAATGAGGAGCTTGCGGGAACATTTCGCGCGCTTGGTATTGATCTCAAGGGGCCAGTCGATCAGGCATTTCGGCAGACGCTTGAAAAGCTCGGACAGATTGATGACGGATCGTTGAAGACGGCAACCGCGCTGGATTTGTTCGGCAAGAGTGGATCAAAGTTGCTTCCTGTGATGGATCAAGTTGGCGGATCATTCGATGGACTCATCGCCCGCGCGCGCGACTTGGGAATCGTTCTCAGTGAAGAAGATATCGCAAAAAGCAATGAATTTGCCGACAATATTGATATTCTTTCACTCAAGCTCAAAGGCCTCACTAACGACATTGGCGTTGGTTTGATAAGCGTATTAAATGATCTTGGTGACGCTTTTGCAGAAGCGTTGGATCCTGAAGCCGCTGACAGAATGGCGGCAAAACTGCAGCAAATCGAAAACACTAAGCGAGAGCAAGGAACAGTAGCTGCTGATGTCCGATCGCGACTTGAGAATATCGATACTGGCGCAAATGCACCAAGTGCGATGCAATTAGCACTTGAGGAGGCGCGACGCAAGGCAGCAAAAGACGCCAAAAACAAGACAGGAGGTAGGGCAAAAGCTGTCACTGAGAAGACTGTCGCTCTACCCACTGACGACGGCGTAAAGCGCGCCTATGACGCCTATATACAGGCTGTGATCCGCGAGGAGGCACGGGCACAGGCTGCGCTTGATGCGGCACGGCTGGCGGCAATCGACGATGAGCAAGCAAAGCTCGAAGAGATCCTCCGGCGGCAGTCTGAGCAGCTCGAAGCGGCGCGCATCGATGCCGCGGCAAACGCTTTCAATTTGGCGACAAGCAAAATGTACGCGCTGCGCGTGGCCGCCCTCGATCAAGAGCGAGCTATCACGCTTGCCAAGATCGACGAGCTGAACGCTGCACGAGATGCGAAGCTCGAGGCGCAATATGCGAAAGAGATTGAGGATTACCGCACGGCGCAAAATCGGAAGCTCGATGAGATGGCGGATGCCCTCAACCGAGAGCAGGAGCTGATCGACGCAGCAAACGCGCGCAAACGCGCAGCGCAAGAGGCCGATGCCTCGTCACCCTTGAACATATTCGGCGCAGCTGGTCAGGAAGCAGCCGACCGGGGCGCGGGGATATTTGGCCAGCTTGGGGCGAGTGCATCAAGTGCGCTGTCGGAAGTGTCAAATCAGATGGGCAACTTCGGCACGATGATGAGCGACGTGTTTTCAGGCGTGGCCGGCGGTCTGCAAAATATGCTTCAAAACTTCATCATGACTGGTCGTGTTGGTGGTCAAGCGTTTAAGGCGATGGCCGCGCAGATCATATCTGCGGTCACGGCGCAGGCGGCAGTCAAAGCAATCTTCGAACTTGCTGAAGGGTTTGCGGCAAGTGCGCGGTATGATTTTGCATCAGCAAGCCAGCACTTTGCAGCGGCAAAATTTTATGGGGTCGTGGCTGGTGTGGCGGCGGCGGCTGCAGTTGGCTTGTCAGCGATCGGGCCGGGGGGCAGTGGTGGTGGTGGTCAATTCCTTACCGAGAATCGCGGCGGTGGCGGCTCGACGATGCGCGAGCAGGGATTAAGGCGCAACGAACCTCAAGTAATCATCATCCGCGCCGAGACTGAGCCGGGCGTGATGGTCTCGAAAATCGTGCAGGATTACAAATCAAACGGCGAAATGCGCGGCGTTCTGCGTCGTGATCTTTTAGGAGAATACTAAAATGGCAAATGCCCTATATCCAAAGTTCAAAGAGGCTCTGTTAAATCAGGCCGCTGGTACAGCTGCAATCAATCTATCGAGTGACACCAATATCAAAGTCGCGTTGGTAAATATCAGCGGTTCAACAAATGCATATACCTACAGTTCATCGCATCAGTATTTCAGCAGCGTTTCGACAAATTCAGCGGCAGTTGTCGGCACTGCTGCCACGCTTGTAAGTAAAACGGTAGCGACTCCGGCAGGCGGTGTGTTCGATGCGGATGACGTAACTTTTACGGGGGTCAGCGGCACAAACGTCATTGGCGCACTCGTGATCTACAAAGACACCGGCACGGCGGCAAGCTCTCCATTGATCGCATACCTTGACAGCGGTACGGGGTTGTCGATTACGCCAAACGGCGGAAGTGTTACCGTATCGTGGGATAGCGGGGCCAATCGAATTTTTGCGCTGTAATGGAACCATCACCCATAAAATACTGGTTGGCGTTCACCACTGAATGGTTTAAGCGGCATCAAGGCGCGCTGCTTTGGCTGGCCAATCATCGTTGGCTGG